TTGTGGGTTGTTTTTGTTGGGCTGCCATAAAAGAGGACAGAGAAGAAAATTGGTTGATGTACGGACTTGATTCAGACGACGAAGGACCTTGGCGTTGAGAGCTAATCTTTGCTCAAATCTTTATATAATTCCGGATCTTCTTTTTCAAGTTCTTTATTAAATTTTTTTAAAGAACTCGCTGTCGCTCTTACCTCGTTTTTGAATGCGTTTTTGAATACGCCAAACCAAGCCTTTCTAAGGCCCGGGTTTCTCATCATTGACAACGAAAATTCAGCTGCCTTCAACATAGGAGCTGCTATAATTCCCTTTGCTCCCGCTCCAGAAATACCGGCCATTTTAAGAAGCCCTAAAACCCCTGTTCCCTGCACAGACAGAACAGGATGTTTTTTCATCCATCTTTCAAACCACCTTGCTTCGTTCAATCCTTTATAAAGAGAGTTAGCCTGTCTATAAACATATTTAAATTGAGGCGAAACTTTTTCAAATTCTTGTATTGAATCATCCACAGATTTTCCTAACAATTTCCATATTCCTTTAGAACCTTTGATTTTCAAAAACTCTCCCATCCTTTCGCCAATATTTTTCTTAAATTCCATCAGTTCGTCAACGCCAATGTTTCCAGATGCTGCCTTTTCTTCGATTTCTTCTATAAATTTAGAAATTGCAGCTTTTGGGCCTGTAGAACCGCCTTTAGCTAAAACTTTTTTTATAGGGGCCAAATTCTTGATTAATTGTTTAGCAGAAACGACTTGACCTTCGGCTAATTTTTCAGCAATTTGATACAATTGTTGATTGATTTTTCTCAACGAAGGTGTTGTTGCTTTGTGAGTCAAAATTGCTGAACCTATTGTAAGACTAGCATTCGCCCAATCAGGCAATCCAGCTTCTTCAGATGCAACAGAAACGCTAGCTGGTACAAAGGCAGCTAAACCGGTTCTTAAGGCTGTTTGCAAAGGTCCACCTAACGACATTAATGAACCGAAACCATGAGCAGTTTTATCAATTATTTTTTCTACCGGAGTATTGGGAATAAAATCTTCTTTAGCATATTTGTCAAAAATTTTTCCTATCCCTTCTGAAGTTGGAATAAAAGTTTTTCCTTTTTCTCCTACAATACTTTTTGCTAAATCAAGCATATCGCCATATGTTCCGCCTAATCCTTTTGCTAGTCCTTTTAATCCTATTCCAACCGGACGGCGTATTTTTTCTATCGTTTCGGGTTTTGGTTGATGTCCATAAAAGCTCAAACTTTTTGCAATTTTTTTTGATTTTTCAGACGGTCCTTTCTCTTCTATTTCATCTTCACTAATTTCTTTACCAAATTCAGGAAATTCTTTAGGAGTTTCTTCTATAATTTTGCCAAATTCAGGGAAAGTCATTTTTCTAGTTTATACCCCGCTTCTTGTGCTTTTTTTACATCTTCTTTGCTAATTTCTCTGAGTTTTCCGGAAGGATCTCGCATACGAATATTTTGTGTACTTTTCGTCTTATTGCTTATTAGTTCTTTAGGCGTTGCAGAATGTAAATTCTCTAATAAATTTTTGAATTCACTTTCTTGTTCGGGATGTTGAGATAATAATTGATTATATTCATTTTCAAATTCTTCTTCAAAGTTTAATGTAATACCTTTTTTTACTATATTATTCATTGCTTCTTTTCTCAATAAGTTATCTTTTGCTTCAGCTCTAAATAAAGATAATATTAATTGATTACCTTCTTTTGATTTAGCAAGTTCGGGCATTTTGTCATTAATAATCTTTAAATCCGCATCAGTTAGACGAATACCAAACTTTGTTCGTTGCCCTTCCATATAATTCAATATATTGGCTTGAAATGCTTGCGCTTCAGGACTTGAAGCTCCTATCATGCCCATTTTGTGCATTATGCTGTTCCAAGAAAGAGGACCTGTCTTCAATCCTTTATCTATTATATGTTGTTGATTTTCAATAGACTTCAACATTCTTCTTGATGAATCGGCTTCTTCTCTTATTTTGTTTCGCATTCCCTTAGTTTCACTAAGAGCCATTTTTTGTTGTGCTAAATTAGATTTAGTCCTTTCTTGTTCTTGTCGTTGTAAAATAGTAGCCATTTGAGGGTATTCAGAAGCTATTGCGGCTATTTGTTGTTCGTTCAATCCTTGAGTTTGAGGTTGTTGCATTCCATTAGATCCTTGCATTCCAGCAACTTGCTGTTCGTTTTGAGGAGATTTTGCTTGTTGAATCCCTTGAAGCATTTCTTGCATTCTTTGTTTTTTCATGTTTTGTTTGGCTGATTCTAAAGCCAGAGCTTGCTTCAATTGAGATTTTTGCTGCATACTTTGTTGCATTCCAGTGCTTATACCTGTGCCCAACGCTTCTCCAAGAGAGGGTCTTCCTTGTGTATTGATAACAAATGCCATATTATAACCATCCTGCCATTCTTTTTCCTATTGCACTTCCAAACCCCTGAGACATAGATGGTAACATGCCTGCTTGTCCTTTCTGAACATTATAACCAAAGGGCTGTGCTCCTAGACCAATTCCCATCAATTGAGACAATTGTTGCATTGCTCCACTTCTTAATTGCGCTCTTTGTGCTGCAAGATTTTCTGTCAATCCGGCACCCGCTTGACCTAATGCCTGGCCAAATGCTGACGATCCTTGCGCTCCTGATCCTAGACTGCTAAATTGTTCTGCTAAACCGGGAACAGTCTGTTCTTCAAATTGTCTTTTCATTGGAGCCTCATAAGCATCAAATGCTCCCTCTTCTCCACTAAGCAAAGACTGTAAATAATCCATTCCAGATCCCATACCGCCCCCTAAGCCACCAAGTAGTTGCTGTAGAACGCTCATTTGTTCTGGAGTCATGTTGGGAAGTTGTTTAACCTTATCTTTGCTTCCTATTAAAAAATCCATTAAACCCATTATAAACCTCACTCTGTCAATTTATAAATATTAGTTAGTAATATTATTGTAAAGAATTTATTTTTTAGCCTTTATAAAATTCTAATACAATATAACTCGAAGTAAATGCGCTCAAATTAACAGCAGTATTTAAATTCACATTTGTTACATCTACCCATACTTCAATTGGATAGGTTGCTCCTGTATTGGGAAGTGGTATATAAATAGGTCTTGGCGCAGCACCGGCAGGTTCTTGAGCTGAACCGTAAACGCGTGTAAAAAACCAATTATTATTTATTCCTGTTATGCCATGTGCAACACTTTTTAAGCCCGCATTTGGCAGTGCCCCTGTATTAATCACCTTGCGATAGATATAATTTTTCGTCTGTGGGGTAGTTCCTGGCCACGTTTGATTGATCTGTACTTCTACAGTCTCGTATTGTCCCGTATCTTTTCTGTTAAGATTACGAGCAAAATCTTCAAAAGTTTCTTTAATTTTTTGTGAAACTTCTTTTGGATCTTCAGGTAAATCAAATTGTTCCGGTATGTAATTACCTTGAGAAAAATCTGGTGATGCCGGATTCGTCATGAGAAACTTCCTGCTCTTCCGGATCTTCCTGTTTCTAAATACAACGCATGCAACTCAAAATTAGCGGTATTTTGATCTTCATCAACTAATTGAAAATCATTTAATGTATATTCTAACTGTATGAAATTACCGACGCTATTAGTATAAACTAAAAGCCAATCTTTACTTGTAGATAATGGCGGTTGTATTCTATCACTTGTACTAACAAGATATGTTTCTACTGGTGTCGATGAATTTTGATCCATGTAAACATTAACGACAATTTCACCGTCAGTTGTAGTTGTCATTAAATTACTTATCTTCATTAATCGTAATTTACTATTATCAGTTTTATAAGGATTTAATCTTTTAGTTTTCAAATTTAATATATCGATCAACGTTATGTTCCCTAAATCTTGATAGGCTGTATATCCGGTTGAATCAACATTAATTCTAGTTCCATAAGTTGGAGAAGTAACAACTTCATCAAGTTCTTGCAATGAAAATGTATTAGCTCCCGTTCTGACGACAAAATAATAGTTGTCGTTTACTTCTGTCATTCCTAAAATATTTGTGATCTTTATGCATTGTCCTGTCTGTAAATTATGATTAGGAGCAGTGACAACACAAGGCAAAGCTTGAGTGACATTGGTAATATATAAATTGATATCATTTGAAGTTATTTCTCTTAGTTGCGATACAAAACCTACTTGATTTCCTGCAATGATAGAAGGATATCCACTTTGCGTTTGTCCGGACGCCCAAGCAAAATCTGCATCCATCCATTTTATACCTGCAGCTCCCGCCCAAGTTAGATCATTGAATGGTTCATAATAGCCAAATGCTGTAAAGTGACCATCGAATGTTGCGTAAGCTTGATTATAGTAATTATAAGCAATAATTTTGTCAGGATATGTACTATTATTTTTTGCATCGGGGTATGTCCAGTAAACCATTTGATTGTTAAAATCTCGTATTCCATGGACACGAGCTTGTCCATTGTTTTCATTGTGTATTTCTTGTACTAGGTCGGGTACTTGATAATCAATCCTATCTGCTCCTGTAGAATTAGCAGCACAAATGCCTCTATATCCTACTTCAAGCATCATTTCATCAAATATCACAGATGACCAAGTAGATTCACATCCGAGTTCCGCATTGATGCGTATCCAGATGAAGGGTAAATTCTCATTTCCATTATATTTTAGTGCCCAAGTCGATCTTTCGAAACCTACAATTAAAGTATCCTTCACAAATCGCGCTGTGACGATTCTTTCGTTGGTAGGGGCATCTATATAGCCTCCGCTTCCGATAACGTCATCCTGCCAGTTTGTAGCGGTTATAGGGGTAGCATTCTTGCACCATCTAGCCCTGTTTTTATAGTTCGTTGTGGTACCCGCTACCGTATCTCTTTCTGTCGTGTTTAAACATACTAGACGATTGCGATATGGAACCATTATGAGGCATGTATAAAGTTGTCTGGTATTCCCTGCGTTCAATTGAGGAGTAATGGTAGTCCATCCTGCCGCTCCTCCGCCTGCGTAATAACGTATCCTGTCTGCTGAATTATTATTAGTTACCCATAATAAATTATTCCCTGTAGCATCCACATAGTAATTAGTAGCCCAAAAAAATTGCGAATCAGTTCCGGTCCATCCCCCCGCAACAGGAGTTATGTCATTGAATATTCCCGTAGCTGTGTTGTATAAATATGCACTTTCTGTATCGAAACAAACATTTTCTTCTTGGTTAATAGCCGGTATTTCTCTTTGAACACAACCCATTACGGGAAGACATTTAGCATAAGAAAAATCTATCGTAACTGCTGAAGCCGCTCCGGCCCCATGATCAATTGAAAGAGCACCCGTATTATAATTGATTGTCCCTGTAAAAGTTAATGTAGCATCAATAAGCGTTCCATCAGGTGTTGCCGGTTCAGTATATACCAAAGGCCCTACAGGAGCAGCAATGTTTACTGTCACTGTTCCTGGTAGTATTTGACCGGTTATCCCTAAAACAGCGAAAATATTAGCTACAAAAGGACTGGCTCCGGTATTTCCCAGTGCTTGCGCAGTGAGAGCAATTCTAAGTCTATCTAAATGTGTAAACCCAAACTTTTTCTTTACTCTTCCTCTATAAAGATAGACATTAGACATTTCAGGGAATGCTTTTTCAGGAAGCAACCATGGTTCAACATCGTTTTCCTGTCCTATCTCAAATGGAGCTATTAAAAATTTGTCGTTTGGCATCAATTACCTATAGCTACAAAATGCATTGAAGTACCGTTATTTTCCGCATATGCCGTAAACCCAGTTACAGCAACGTTATTGATAGCACACCCTCTTGACGCCGTTGAGGTTGGGGTTAGCATAACCGTAAAAGCTGCGGTTGGAAAATCATTTAAACCTAAAGCTGCATATGTTACCGCCGTACCAGCAGTATTAACCGCAACCCTTCCCCATTTGATAATAATTCCACCCGGTAAAAAAGATTGACCAATCACGGCTATAACAGGATCTTCAGAACTCATTTGTATTACTGTTCCGTTGCTTTCTTTTCTCATGTATAAAGTAGAATCCCCACCTAATGCTTTGGCATATAAAGAAGCTTCGTTCGCAGCGGTAGCGGGATCGGCTCCTTGATCTATGAAATTGGCATGAACATGCTTACCTTGGTTTGATCCTGCATCAAAAGCAACATGATTTTCACCAAAATATGTATTCGCCAAAGCAAAGTTGATTTGAATGTCGGCTTGGCTTTCTGCTAAATAATCAGCAGCAGCCGGTTTTGTTGGTTGATATGTCATCTTAACTCCTTAATTATGAACCATATACGTCATAAAATAACCCTGTAGTTGGTCCGCTTAAACCATCTGAATAGGACGTTGCTACACGTTTACTTGTCAATTGTTTTACTGTTCTTCTTCCTGCCAATGTTAATTGCTCTTCATAAATAGGCCTAAAAATGCTATATTGATCAGCATCGGCATTATCTTCGAATATCTTGAGTGAGGCACCTAATGCTAACACCTGCCACCATTGACGTAATTCAGGCACATCCGTAGATGCTAAAAGCTCTGTCGGTACAGATTGAACCACAACTTCAACTTTGTAAGGTCTTTCGGGTATTGGCCGCATATAGAAAGTATTATCAAAAAATAACATATCTCTAGGCCTAGATGCTACATATGGAATATAAGCACTAGCAATATTTTCACCAACATCCGGAGCGATACCCCAATCCATTGTAATTGCTCCGGTGATATAATCAATTGTTCCTGCTTGACGTTGAATTAATCCATTAGCTTCATATGCAGAAAAACCATTAGAATTAACATTTAAGGTAATTGCGTTTCCTGCAACTAAAGTTACTAAATAAGTTCCGCCATTGATCTGTGTCATTCCATTTACGCCGGAGATATAAATATTGTCTCCAGCTACAATAGTATGTCCTGGAGCAGTTACAACAGCATTAGCAGCCTGTGTAATCCCTGTAATATTCGTTCCTTCTTGCAAAAATGAACCATTACCGTCATCTAAATAAGAAATGGAATTTCCGGCGATTATTGTGTAGAGTGTAACGGAATTACTTATAGCCGGAAGGTTTGATAATGACGTCAAAGTCGGATTAACGATTATACCGTCTCCAGTTCCAACTGTTTGAATAAAATTTATCTTAGGCCATTTAGCATAAAATAAAGCTTGATCTTGGAAAAATCCAACCTGATACCCCCCTACATATATAGGAGCATTATTTGAAACATACATTTCTGTTGGAAAATCATATCTTTCTTTGTTTGGCTCTGTAAAAAAAGTATAATTCTTACAAAGTGTTTGCAAACGCAAATGTTCAGGAAAATCATACAGGTAGAACGTATTTACATAGAAATCAATCTCAGCATCTGTGATTTGATTTGCAGAAAGTCTACCCGTGACTCTTCTAACTTTTTGGCGTATTGCTTGAAGCGTTGACAATACCATGTTATGCCGGTCCTAAAGTTTGAAACATAAATCTACTAATTCTTTTATCTATTTCTTGCCGATAATTTGGCATTGATGGAGTTGTAATAGGCTTAGCGTTAACTGTTTCCGTGCCATCAGCTGCTACATATTTATAATTTATATATGAGCATTTCTCGTTTAAGTGTTTAGCTAATGTTTCCGGTATTACATATTCACACCCATCATACATAGTAAAATGCTTGATTGGCCCTTTCCATCCTGCCCGAAAAGGAAAACTTATTCCTGTTCCCGGCATCTCTATACATTTGAAAATCCCTCTTACTTTCTTAACTTGGTCGTAAAGTGGAAGCTCAATTCGTCTTCCTGCATTTTTCACCGGTATTATGATATCAACCGGCTCTTTTGCTATAGCTTGTTTAACTTTCCCTGTCATCGTTAGGTCCCCCTAGTAAAAATGAGGGGAGAATTATTCCCCCCTCTAAAAAACAAAAAACTAAATTGTGACGCCTCGAAGTGCGACCCAATCCATAACGTTGGTATTTGCTCCAACGCAATCTGTTCCAATGTTGATGCCATAGAAAGCATCATCACGAACAGCACCTGTCAATATTGTGCTGATCTCGCCCACAGGTAGAATGTGTGGGAAAGAAACACCAGCAGCAGCCACAGCAGATGTTGGAAATGCAAATGCAGTAAATGCAGTTGAATTGATATCTGTTGTGATTGTACTTGCTGTTACAGCTGTAATAGTAGCCAATAGACCATCGATCTGTGGCATTCCAAAAGCAGCAGGTACATTTATGCGAATTTTATCACCAGCAACATAGCCATGAGCTATTGAAGTAGTGATCACAGCTGGATTAGCAGCTGTAATTGCAGTAATATAACGTCTGCGTGGTAGGAAAGCAGGATCACGAATGATTCTATAGTTACCAGCAGTAGCAGCAGCAGCAAAGCCGGCAGAATTTAAGTATGCTAACTGGAAATTCACTCCAGCATTAACTACTCCTACTGTAAATTCCATACCGGCAATTTGAAGCATTGCTGTAGAGTCTGTAATTCTGACAATATCTCCAGCTAATGGAGTTGTTGCAGCAGAAGCTACACCAGGATTAGCAGCTGTAATTGCTGTAATAGCTACTTCTGCTCCATCTGTCAAATTGCTATAGTCGATTTCTGTGAAACCGGCTGTTGTAGAAACACCAGCAGTCAATACGCCTGCTCCTGATTCTAATGTGTTCAGAGCTGTACCAGCAGCCATACCTGTATACCATTCACCACGAACGTTCGCATTTGGGTTTGTTCCCCATAGCGATCTGTTTGTAATAATGAAATAATCAGGTTTAGTTGGTAGCTCTATTGTTTGCGCAGCGCCAGTAGAAACAAAACTACCGCGTGCGATTACATCACCTTGTACGCTCATTTTATTTCTCCTTAAGCTAAGCTTGTTCTTAAATCAATTAACCAAGCATCATTTAAGATTCTAGGTACTGTAGCGAACTTATATCCAGCGGTTTGACGCTGTAATAATGGGTCGTTACCACTTCCTAGACCTTGATAGATGAATTGTGCAGATGCACCATCTTGATCAATAGTCGCGTATGCTTCTCTTCCTGTGAAGAAACAGTCATACACATCATTTCCTAAAGCTGAAGCATTGGTATCAATAGAACCAATAGGGCTATACAGCCATCGTGAGTTGCCTACAGAACCCCATTCAGCATGAAGAACATTCATCTGAGCAGGATATTGAGATGTATTGATGAATCCATCAACATTCTCTAAGTCTGCAAGCACATCAGAATGTGCCATTACCCAGTATGCTTCCCTTACAGGAGCTGTACCGAATTTGTCTTGTCCTTCGATGTTATCAGAAATCATACGTGCTGAATTTCCAATAAGAGCGAAGATAACCGCGTCTACGTCTGCTCTTGTGAGCTCTGTAGGATTGTCTCCCGATACCCCGTTAACACAGTTTACAATAGCCGCAGTAGCCGCTAACATATCGCGTGTTAATTGGTCGTCTGTTTCCCTTAAAGACTGTGCCAAAAGGCTTGCAGTCTCATTTAATACCATTCTGTTACTTTTATGACCTAGTTTCCTAGGCGGGGGAAACTCTTCGGATTCCCCTCACGAGTTTTTTGTATTTCTCGTGGTCAGACTATCGCATCCTCTTTCGAGGCCTTCTCACTTAGTCGTTCACCGCGGCATTTGCCTTCGGCCCTGTCGCCCATTTTTTGGGCTTCCAAGTCAATCAGAGAAGGTTTATAGACCCCATATTTGTTTAAGTTGCATATTTCTTGATAACATTGTTCTCTAAACATAAGTTGTTTTTTTTGTATCAAGTAAAATTATTATGCAACACATTGATGCAACCATTGTCGTCTAGGGTCTTGGTTTTGAATCGTAACTTGGTCAGTTACAATAACATATGATCCATACCAAGAAATTTGTGCATCTATGTCGAGCGCCGATAGGGCTTGTGGTGGTGGTGTCACGCCTGAAGGTCCAAGAGGAACGGTAGCGCGCGCAAGGTTATTATACCTTCTGTAACGCACTGTAGTACCGCTTCTATATGGAAGCCTTTTCTTCATAGCCATTTTATTGTGGATAAGAAGAGGTTGTGGACGTGACAACAGCACATCATCGAACCATTGCTGAACTGGCGCTGGAAGCGAAAGTGTTGTTGTTATTGTCATTTGTTAGGTTTCCTTTTTACTTAATTACCGTCTCGAAGCATATTCGTCAGCCAGCTTTCTAATCTCAGCAGCTCTTTCGGAAGTCATATGTTCATATTTACGCACATCATTTAATGGGGATGTGGTACCCACTGACTGTGAACTGAGAGGTTTTTTAGCGTTTTCGTGAAGTTTTTGATCATTTTCATTGTTTTCATTAGCTTTTTGTTTAATCAAAAGCCAATTCTTTATGACTTTATATCCAACTTCTCGCGGATTAGTTGCTTTTAATACTGCTTCTGCGACGGATGGGTTTTCTTTTTCAAATTCATCCGCGTATTTTATTACTTCATAATAATCGGAGTAATTTTTAGGAACGTTTTCTATCTCTCGTTCCCTTTCTTTCTTACTAATAAGATCTGTGGCAGCATTGTGAGCGTATTTCGAGACTATCTTTTTGACGTCTGCGACTGTTACGATATCATCGTCCTCTAATGCTGAGAATGGATCTTCTTCAGTAGGAGCCTTAGGTTTTAGAGAAGAAACTTCATTCTTTAGAAATTGATTTTCCTCTTTTAGTTGCTTCATTGTATCTCGAACTTCTTTCCAATTCTTCTCTTGAGAGTCTTCTTTAGGCTTCTCTTGAGGAGTATTTTTAGCATGTTCTTGATTGTTTTCGGCGACTTTGCCTTCTTGTGGTTGAACGACTTCCTTTACGTTCTCTTTTTTTTCTTCTGGCATTTGTTAGGTTCTCCGTTTATTGATGCGGGGTCATCAGTTACACCCGATTTGCTAATTAAATAAATATATATACAAAATTAATTTGTACAGTTTCTTTTTTAGTTGAAATTTAATGTAAATTTGGTTATTATTTCTTCAAAAAACAGGAGAAATTATGACTAGTTCAACATCTTTTAGATCTTCCATGGGTGAGTGGGATTGTGATTGTGTCGTCGACGAAATTTTGCATAGAGAATTCAACACAATTAGAGATAGATTGACAAAAATAATACGTAACTATGTGGGAAGTACAATTGAATACAACGGAACAATATATACAATTACAACAAACTCAGATTTTCTAAACATGCCACTAGATTTGATATTTTCTATGCTTGGATCTACAACACTTCCTGCCCGGGCAATTTATTAGACAGAAATTTCTTAATAGAATCGATTAGAATTTTATCAAATCCTTCTTCATGCGCAAGCATAACATCTGCAATTTCTTTCGCTTGAGGAAGGACCCACTCTAACTTTAGCTCTTCTTTTTCTCTATCATAAGAATAGAGCATTGTTTTCCAATCAGGAAGAGGCGGAACGTTTGTAATACCATATACGACAGTTACCATATGTTCAGAATATACAGGCTTTTTACCAAGAACCTTAATATAGATTTTAGGCCATTTTTCATATTTTTTCTCTTGAATGATGTTTTCGATATCTTTAAGAAACCCTTTTCCCCACTCTAACGTTACTTCTCTTGCCTCAGGATGATAAGTATCAAAATTTTTTGTCACATTCTCAATTATTTTCGTTCCAAGTGTTTTTTTTGTTGATTCTTCTTCCATGTTTCCCCTATAATTTTTTGAAATGGCGTAACTGTCGTTTGTTAGGTTTCGGCGGTTGTGGTTTGTGAATACTCCATAGCCGCTCTTTAAAAAAGCGAGCGGGAGACCCGGTATCTCCCTACTGAATAATGTTGAGTTATTCAGATTTCGCCAGCTATTTACATTTGTGAAAGACCTGAGCTTCGAATTTTCTTAGCATCAGAAGATTGTAGAGCATCTTTTTTGCTTCTATAATCCATACTTCCATTACCTTCCTGAGAAATCGCAGAAGAATCAGATCCTTCCCAATTTTCAGTGTAGGTTTGGCTGACATGACTCTTAGCCATATCATATTTTCCGTTTTTTGACTCTCGGCGCATAACCAACTCGTCTCCTTTTAGTTGTATCAACAAGGGAATAAACCCTTAATACGATTTATAGAATTAAAATTTTAATTAATCAAGTATTATTTCTTTTCAACAATATAATATTTTGTTTTAATGTGAAGCCACATCTTTGACAGCTCCCACGACTAAAGCCATGGGTTTCCACCTCGTTATTTCCATGAGAGCGTCTATTAAAATATTTCTTCGTATT